ATCGCAGCCAAGTATTTGTTTACCAATTTGTTTATGATTGGTACATACTGCTTAATGATTTTCGACTTAATCCCGCCATCTTTAAGCAACTGCGCGACAATATCATAATTTTGCGTTTGTTCAGATACTTCTTTTCTTTTTTCGTTAAATGCTTGTAGTGCGTTGAGTAACTGTTTAGACTGTGCCTTGAACTCATCGCTCATGGCTGGCTTGCTTTCTATCTCAGTGATTTCTTTTTCAAGTTTCGCAATATAGTTTCGAACCTGCTTGCGAGAAGTATTAATGCGCACAAGATCTTGTTCAAGAGTCTTGAGTTCTTTTTGTGTTGATTTAATTGTATTGATTCGACGTAGAACGGCATCACTCTCTTCCTTTAGTTTGTTTAGACCTTCGGTTAGTTCTGTGATTTTACTGTTGCAAGTGTGTACTTTTTCGTCTTTGTTATTGATAGCCTGATCGCAGGTTGGACAAGTCGAATTTACAGAATAGAACTCGATATCTTTCTCGAGTTTCTGGATATTCCCTTCAATCTTGGCTTCAAGTTGATTTAGTTTGTTGAATTTTTTACTGGTTGAATCGTCATCTGATACTTCGTTTAATAAACCTTCAATTTGCGTTTCTTTGTCAGTCGCTTCGACTTCAAGTGCTGAGAGTGATGCCGTGTTTTCAGTCACTTCTTGTTTCTTTGCGTCTACGATTTCTTTTGTATTCTTCTTGAGTTCATCAAGATGTTTCTTGTGTAGTTCGATTTTATCGCGTGTATTGTCAATTTGAATCTTGAGTTGCGCTGCTTCGTCCTTTAGAGTATGAATCTTACCCTTCACAATTACGTTCATTGCAGAAAAGATCTGAATGTCAAGCAAATCTTCGATGACAGTGCGACGGTCCGCTGCTGACAACTGCATGAATGGAGTGAAGTTGGTCGATCCGAGAATAACAATCTGCGTGAATGACTTATAGTTCATCTTGAGAATAAGTTTCTCTAGATGATCTTGATAGTCTTTTGCTTTGGCGTCTTGGTTTAGAAGTTCACCATCGCAATAGATTTCAAATACATTTGGACGAATTCCACGAATAACTTTATATGACTTCTTGCCAATATCAAACTCAACTTCAACAAGACAATCTTTCTCATTGACAGAGTTTACAAGTTGTGGCTTATTGATATTGCGGAATGGCTTACCAAACAATGAGAATGTGATAGCATCCAAGAAAGTTGACTTTCCTGCGCCATTTTCACCCACGATCAACGTTGTTGCGTTTTCGCTCAGAGGAATTTCAGTAAAGACATTTCCAGTAGAAAGGAAATTCTTGTAACGAACCTTTTTAAATAGAATCACGCTGTCTCCATAGACAATGCTTCATTGTATACATCGCGCAGAACTGTCTTTATTTTATCTGATTCTACTGGCAATGTCAAGCCATCGACATACTTATTTAAGATTGTCATTGTATCTTCGGCTTGGTCAATATCAACTTCAACGTTGTCAGTAATCTCAGAAAAATCTTCAACAACAGAAACTTCTAGTGGTGCTGCTTTTGCGATTGTATCAAGCAAAGCATCAAACAAGAAAGAATTATTTCGCTTCTCAACGACAATCTTTAAATACTTTCCATTTAGATGAGAATAGTCAGCATTGACTATATCGTTATAGAACATATCGTCATCGTTATACTGAATCTTATAGAACATCTTGTTTGGATTTGGTACAAACTCAAGTTTACGAGTTTCTGTATCCAGAATATGAAAACCACGCTCATCGTTATAGTCGCTCCAAGTCATCTCACCAGGAGTGCCAACATATACAATACTACCACTGTTGCTCTTGTGATGAAAGTGTCCAGAAAGAACTAGATCATACTTTTGCAACGTTGCAGGGTCCATACCCTCATGGCAAATATTACCACGATCCATTTCGAAGCCTTGCAGTTCAAAGTGACCAAAGCACATTTGATTTGTGCTTTCATTGATAAACTCGCCTATGGCTTGTTCATTGTCTTTACAAATCCATGGAATGATATCGATATTGTTCCATGTGCTTGGTTCTTCGTAAATGGTTACGTTCTGCGCATACTCGCGCAAAAGAAGATCAGGTGAATTGATCTCTAAAGTATTCTTGAATGTGATGTCGTGATTGCCAATCAGTGTATGCAGATGTATCCCATGCTTTACAAACTGATCAAAAAAATAACGACGGCACAAAGCAAGAGACTGAAAAGAAATATACTTCCTACGATCAAATAAGTCACCCAACTGAAAGACGGTGGTAATTCCATTTTGCACCAAATAAGGGAAAAACGTATTTAAATAAAACTCGCGATAGTGGTTATGAAAAGCAATACTATCGCCTCTCATACCGAAATGACAATCTCCGAGTATCGCAATTTTCATACAGCAGCCTTACAATTATCGAAATGATATCTACTCATATTACCTCCAGCACCAACTAATCCACAATGCGGACAAGTTTTTTGTTTTCTTGGTCCCCTCATAGCCAACATAGTTTTTTGTCTCAATATCGGATCACTCCATTGAGCAATCGTAGTTCTTCTAGAAGTATTAGCCCACTTTTGTGGGTCTTTTTTGGCTCCATGTTCTATCGTTCTTCCCTTTCTCCAACCTTCTGGAATTTGTTCTTTTGGATCTACATAACTATTTTCTGTTCCATTTGTAATCCAAACTAGTCCAGAAACATAATCTGTTCCCCCAAGAATACTATCTTCTGGAATAGCGTACAGTTCTTGGTCGCTGAGGCATGGATCTTCATAATACTCTGTGTTGAGAATTTCGCACAGAGCCTTCTGAGTTTTATAGGTATAAATAGACATGCTGGAATACTCCTTTACAGTTTCTAGAGCCGATGGATCTGCCAGGATCGCGATCGGCACTTCTATTTATATCATTTCACATCTTCATCTACAAACTTCTCCAAACCAGCCCTTTTTGCTTTCTTTGCTTTTCTTGCGTTCTCATAGTTACTGATGAACTCTGAGATATTCTCATATAATTCGAACTGCCTAAAAGTCCCATCTTCGTTTTCGTTCAACTCGAACTCGTCAAGAGTACCAGCAGTTTCGGTAGCCTTGTATTTGACATACAACTGTTTCTTTTCTTTCTGAATGCGGCGTAAGAATGCATAATACGTTATTTGAGTGAAATAGGCAAATGGATTGCTTGATTTTGCAGGGTCAAAATTGTCAACGTACATTACGCAGTTTTCAATCGCGTCAGCAACCATTTCGTCTCTAAAAGTATATGACAAGAAATTAGGTTTGTGTGAAAGATTCTCAGCAATCTTCATAAAGCATTCAGCAACGTAACGCGGAATCTGTGGCTTTGGTTGCCCAAGTCTCTTTGCTTTACGAATTGCTGTGCGGTATGCAGTCATTTCCTTGAGGAAATCTTTGTTATTGATATAATGATTTTTTGCCATAAATTAGTGTACTGGTCCTTTATCTTTTTTTGCCATTGCTTCTAGAATTGATACGACATTCTCAACGTTTTCTTTAAGTTTTTTTGAATCTGCTTTTTTCTTTTTCTTCTTAGAGGTATCTGGTGTATGCTTATTGTTATAGAAAAAGTCGCTCACATATTCATATTGCTCAACGAAATCGTCTTTAACAGGAGTCACAAACATAACTGCATCAGTAGGAATTTCAATCTCTCTAATTTCAATCACCGATTGAGGTAAAAACTCTTGCATTGATAAGATTTGACGACCTTCATCAAACAAAGTCTCAACTTCAATTCTAAGTGGTGTTTCAATTAAGATACATTCATCTTTATATGTCACATATCCAACCAAATCTTGCCATTGATCTTTTAATCTAACGAATTTTAATTCTTTTGATTCTGACATTAGTTTATCCTTACATTATTGGTTGTGAAGGGGAATTTCTCTTCACTATAGATCTTCACTCTTTCCTCATAATGTTTTAGTGTAAAATTAGTATATGGACCATAACGTAGATCATCAGCAATATCGTACAACGTGGCTGCTTCTTTATTTTCACCTAAACGTAACACACGACCAATTGACTGCAGAGCACGAATCTTACTCTTTGTCGGAGAAGAGAATACAATATTATGTAGGTTACGGATATTCACACCTGTCGAGAATGTTCCATAACTGGCTACAATGATCGCATCGTTTTCTTGTTCAGTGATATGCCTCACTGCTTCGCGATCTTCTGCTTCAACCCCACCATGAATAAAAAACACTTTTCTATTCTTGACCTTTTCCGTTATCAAGTCATACAATATCTTACCGTGTTTTTCAACATAAGTAAATAAAACAAGACTATTTCCTTTGAGATTGACTGCAAGATCGCTTATAAAGTTGTTTCGCCCTTCGTGTTGGGTTAAGAAGTTCATTTCTTCTGGATACGCGAAACCTTTAATTGACTTACAAACTATTTCTGGATACTTTAACACAATGCACTTAATGCTGAAGTTGGCGAGTTGTTTACGCTCAATCAGTTCCTTTGTGGAAATAACTTTGAATGTAGGACCGAACAATCCCTCAAGGACTAGTTTATTGACCTTACTATCATCAAGTGTGCCTGTCGTGCCAATACGCACATCACAGTTAATCAATTTGGTCATGATGCTTGTCAATGACTTGGCTTTAAACGTATGTGCTTCGTCACCGATGATGAAATCAAACTGCGCAAAGTATTTCTTTGGCATGTCATAGATTGACTGCCATGTAGAGATAATCAAATCACTATCAGGAATTTTACTTTCGCCACCATAAATCTTCTGGCAGTATTTTTCTACATCCCATCCATTGACAGATGAATAGTTTTTGAAGTCACTGTGCATCTGAGTGACGAGATTAATCGTAGGAACAATCAACAATCCGCGCTTCTTACCTGTGTTCAGCAGGTGACGAATCATCATATAAATGATTAACGATTTTCCTGACGCGGTTGGTGAAATGAGTA